AAATTAGTTAGGAGGAAGTCAGTAAACTTGTCAGTTTGCTTGGCAATCTCTCCGTCTAACTGTTGAGCAAAACGAGCATGCTCGCCATTCTTAACGCGCTTGATGGTATTTGTCCATTGCGTCCACGCAGAATGTACTCGAAACAAAGTATCTGTTCTTGTATAAAGATTTCCACCTTTAAGAGCAGAAGGAGCAGCATAGATCCTTTCGATCTCTTGTACTTTATTGTTAGATACAGGGAGATCTACATTGCGGATCGCTGAAGCTTCTTCTGCAGCTTCTATTTCTTTTCTAAAGAAGCTACGGATAATCTGTTTTCCTTGACGTATTTCACATCGTGTGTTGATCATGGATTCTTTATGTTCAATCCATCTCTTGGACTCATCAGTCGCTGCTGTTAAAGCTTGATGAATATCATAAGCACCTCTTTCAGATCGGTGATTCACTCTTGCACTGCCATCTTGTATCTTGCGGGTCATACCATTAGTACAAACTAATTCGTTTGCCCAGATAGTAGCTTTCATGGATTGAGCTTTGGCATAATTTACATGGAACATCAAGAAGAAATCAGTGGTGTCACCAACCTTCTTAAGGTGCCCAGGATTCAGGTCTGTAAGTTTGGAGGCTACATAGAATACCTTCTGTTGTGGAAGCCAACCAACAACATCTAATGTGATGTCCTGCATATGTGCCCACCCATTAGCTTGATTGATAAAGTCCTTATACCAATCCACAATGTCCACAGGATTTACAATATGCCTTCTGTCAGAGAATCTTCCTAGTAAATCACCGTTGTCTCCTTGGTACCAATCAACCACATTGGGATATGTTCTGTTCCAATGCTTGGAATACAAAGGTTCAGGTTTCACAGTCCAATTACAGTGAATGGAATTCAATTGTTCTTCTGTTGTTTGATGCGCTCTGCATTCAGATACATCTCCTTGAAAGAACTGACGATCTTCTTGCTTAAGCTTTCCAGGGATGAAGACTGTTGAGCCAGGATCATCTACTTCTTTTGTACAAATACCTGCGACTGTTTGTGAACGAGGCATAGTTACGAGGGCGGAATTTCGGTTCATGTTAATAAGAGGGATAATTAAGTCTTGTGAAGTTTAATTTTCGTAATCAATTCATCCACTAGAAGTTCAATATGTTTGACCTTGGTACGGTGGATAGGTGCAACTTCTAGCTTTAAATTGTTGACTCGATCACGAATGAATTGCAAGTTAGGCAACGTACCACCAGGAGGAAGCTCCTCCCGAATGATGACGTCGAGTAGCTTTGCTTGTCTCTGTCTGGCCAAGCTTGGAATCTTAGATCCTTCAATCATTGTTGACTCGTTGTAAGAAAGGAGCTGGTTGCCCTAGTAGTAGAGCAAGTTCATTGACTTGATCTTGAAACGCATTGATTTCACGCTCTGCTTGTTGAAAGTAAAGCGGTTGATCTTTGTCAAAGAACATCTCAATAAATGTTCCCTTATATGTGATGGTTTTGCCAGTTCTAGGGTCAGTTACTTGAACTCCTTCACCTTTCTTAGCAAATAAGGTGGCATGGAATTCTTCTAGATCTAGCCCAGCTTTATTGAATTGTTGGGTTATTTCTAGGAGAGCTCCGACTAAACAGGCAACATGGTTCTGAACCAATGTTGTACCTGTTCGAGAAGGATTACCGTTGCACTTGAGTTTGAGTACAGATAAGCGAGAGTCTGCCTCAGAGATAGGTTCTAGAAAGGCGTACCTGAAGTAAGGACATCTTTCGTTTTGACTTGTGTGCCAGTCGATTCCGATAACAGGCTTGCCCATTACTCGTAATCCTTGGTCTGGTTTGAGGGTGAATTCTGGAGATCCAGCTTTCTCTCCCCAACCAAAGAACTGACCAGCTAGGTCAATCCCGTAGGTTTGTATTTGACCACTAGGTCTAGTGGGATAGTCATAGGAAGAAGTAGTTACTAGTTCAGTGGACATAAACGAAGCAAATGAAAATGCACAGTTGAATTACTGCAAAAACAAAAACCTAAACTAAAGAAAGCAGAAAACTTTCAATGGAATCTACAGAACAGCACACCCCAGAAGGTGCCCCTAACCTCGTCCTGATGATGAACGAGGCTACACAAGTTGATAGATCAAGTGATATTTGTCAAAAATTAGTCTTGCTTGCGTCATTTGTCAAAGAGCTACAGACGCAATCTCACTTGATTCATTTCAACTATGAAGGAAGCAACTTCTTTGAGGTGCATAATTTCTTAAAGGATCAATATGAATTACATCTCGAACAATTTGACAAGTTGGGTGAATTCGTTCGAATCTTAAATTACTGGATGCCTATGTGTTCTATTGGGCTAAAGGATGCTTTAGGTGGTTGTTTTAAGAATGTGGATTCTTACGAAGGTAATGACATGCTGAAGGTATATCACGATAACTTGGGAACATTAGAGAATATGTTAAAGATGATTCAACCCGCAGTTGAAGAAGCTTGTCACTATGACGTTGCTAATTACTTAGCTGAGTTGTTGGGTCAAAGTTGCAAAGCTTCTTGGATGCTGCGAGCTGTCTTAAGGAATTCTATTCAATAAGAGTGGACATCTAAGTGGGCTTCATCTCTAATTGCATCGACACATGCGGTTTTGCATTCGTTATCACTCGTTGAACATTCGGTAATACATTCAAAGTACTGGTCTACTTCATCTAATTGAGTAGCGTCTTGAGGTAGCAATTGGTTGCTAGCAATGGTTTGCATTGGCTTGTCTCCTGTGGTTCCGTCGTTGGACTGCTTTCCTTCTGATGCCATAAATAATTACAAATAGAGAAAACAATCCAATATAGTCTATGAAGTTCATGACGTGAAGAAATGTTGAATAATTGTATTAGGGCTATGATTGTGGGCTTAGATGCTCTGTCTGTTGTTTCACCTGAGGGAGATCACAAGGCTTGTAGTAGTCAGGTTTGTACTTAGTCTGAGTAACTGTACCTAGTTCCCTTTCTACATTCTTAGTGATCTCTGTGCATTGGTTGCAACTCACACCAATGACTTCCTCTTGAACAGTTCCATCTGTTCTAATGGTGAATTTGATTTGTTGTTGTTTCATGGAACCAATGCTTGAACTTCTATATTCTTCTTATCTTTATTCATAACTTGAATACATTGAATCTCTGTACATGCTTCAGAAAGTTTTAAGACTTTCATGTTTCCTCCTTTACCTTTTACGAATAGGTAGGAACGGATCTTAGGATCCATTGACCATTCTTCTTGAGGTGCTTTAGAAGGAATCCAAGCATGGAATTCATTGTTGTCGATTGATACTTTAACGCCAACTCCTTCTCTAAGAAGAGAGGTTGTGTGTGTTGCGTTGTTGTTCCATTGAGTCATTTTGGCACTGAATGTTGTAGGAATCTAAGGTGTATGGGGGTGGATAGTCGTGTTTAGGTGGCCATGCTTCCGTGTACTCCACTAATGTCTTAGTGGTCGTCTGAAAGAATGGCCATTTCTTACTGAACAAGAAAGATAATTCGAAAACCTTACGACTTTCCATTAATTATTCGTCAATAACGTTCTCATCTTGCACTTGAGACTTCATGTAGTCAACATATGCAATACCAACAGAGGTCACATGTTTCTGAATCGTGTCCTGACGGATTGGTTCTCTACAGCCAAGCCTGCCTGCTGCATAGATCTGACCGTTGACATACATATCAAGTAGTCTCTTGAAATGTGGATCTAATTGTTCACCTGCTTCACGTACTCGTTGTGCATGTTCTGTCTCATTGCGAGCCACTTTCTTCCGAACTGATGGAGCTCTGACGCCAGCTCTAGGGATCCGACCTCTTATAGGTTGAGATTCAACGATATTGTCAGAGTCTTTCCATCCATCTTCGGGCATGTTTGTAATGAACGGATAATCTTCTTGTATCTCCTGCTCGCCAGTGGATGTGAAGTCGAATAGTAAGAACGTTGCTTTATATTGTTCATTCCATTCTGTTCTAGTGGTGTAATTGAACCCTTCGATTGGGGTTCCGTTGAGACTGAATGGTGTGCCTTGCTTGACGAAGTCTTTGACTGCTTCTGGAAAGCAGACGGTGCATTCTCCTCCTTGGGAGGTTCTGGAGTTGTAGTAGGCATAGTAGATCTTATCTTCCCTTGCCCCTTCTCTGGTGCTGAGCTTGGGGTTGGAGGTGAAGATGTGGATCTTTGCGGGGGATTGAGTGGACTGAGCCATTTGATTTGATAGGTAGAGGGAATAAAGGTATCGACAATCAGATTAATATCCTCGAGAGGATGCGTAACTGATTGACCGATAAGAAGCTCTGGAAATAATTGTGGGAAGAATTTAAGAGCTTGTTCTGAAACTGGAGTTAGAGTGACATCGCCAACTCCTTTGTTGTTAATGACAAAGAAGTCGTACTGATCACTCATTTAATCCACCAGTCTCTCTTTTGTAATAGTTGGACACCATCGATTTGTAGGTCTTTCTCCTGTATTGCTTTCTTTAAAGCTGTCTTATTTGGACGAACAGATATCGTCTTATATTCATCTGGTAGTGAATCAATATCACATATATGTTCATCTATATCCACTGTAGGATTACCCATTCGAGATCGTATGGAGTGAAAAGGTAGTTCGAATTTTGTCTCAGGTTGAAACAAGATACGAACAAAACTAATCACCATAGATTTGATACGTTTAGCTCTGTTGATTCCTGGTTTTACCAGCTTTATCAATCTATCAGCTTCTGCTTGCCTAGCGGCTGCTTCTGCTTCTAGACGGAAAGCATAGTTCAGTAGATCTGTGGCTTTGGTCTTAAAGTTCTCTTTATCTCTAAGGTAAACTTCTATTTGCTCAACAGCAGCTATTACTTCTGCTGGGTTGTCACTCTCTAGATTCTCAATAGCAGTATCAATAGATCTCAGGGATTCCTGAAGTTTGATAGCTAGTTCGAATGAGTTGAGACGGTGCTTCAAGTTTTGGGAGAGACCCTTCGTAGTACTCACTGGAGTAGAGGGTGAGGCAGTAGTTACCTGCGTCGATTTCACAGTCGAATTGCTCGACCCATTTGAGGTTCGTTTGGAGGTCATGAATCAAAAGGCGTTTGTAATCGCCACGAAATGGAATAATGTTATAACGATCTTCAGGATTTAAGTAATCTCCCGTTAATCGTATTGATGATGTTGTTAATCTTTCGCTCATTTGAGGTGTCACCTGTGGGTATGGTTGTCTGCGCTGTCTTAATGGCAGCAAGAAGTTCAGACAAGTATTGAAGGCGTGAACGATCCGTAGAAGTGTTATAGACATGTAAATTCATATGAATTAGAGATGCCTGTAAATGATGCCGCATATACAACTAGTTGGGTAGACCCAGGAATTACATGTCAGAAATCTGACACGACCTAGGTCATTTAGTTAAGCCGTGGCTGTTTCTACGTCAGGAGTGACATTAGTCATGGTTGGATTCATTTCTAAATCCAGTTTTTGACGTCGTAGTTCACTCTCTTTCTCGTTGATACTTCTGAGCTTTGCTCGAGCTGCTAACTCTTGAGCAGAGTAGGTAATCTTCTGTTGATTACCATTCTCATCAGTACCCCAACCAATAGACTTGGCTGTGTATGTTTGACCGTCTTGAACGATCGAATCACCTGGTTCTTCATTGGCGATGAATTCTGCCAAGGTGTCTGATCTTGCTCCGACAGTGACGGAATCTTCCATACAGGCTTGGGAGTTCCTGTTACGGTTGAAACCGACAGTGATTAGACCTGATTTACTAAAGACATTTGGCCTTATAAAGAAGGAAAATGACTTAGTACCTAGGTAAAGGGTCATAAGCGTGTGGTTGTGGACAGTACAGACCTAAAGCAACAACACAAATAAATGCATTATTGAATTAAGTCAATAAAAAAGACCCTAATATATAGGTAATATCTCAATTGTTGAATACATGCTCGGACGTTATAAAGCTGCAGACCAAGCTGTTCAAAACTTCTTATTGAATCAAGGTCGTAAGATTGATAACTTATCGGCTGGCGTCAAAGATGCTAAGACTGAAAGGGTTATTGCTAACTTAGCGGCGATCCAAAATAAGGATCCGAAAGTGGCTTTACAGGATTTAGCAACTGGAATGGCTTCTAAGCGTTCGTTGAATCCTGTCTATCAATTCAGTGAGGAAGGCGTAGGAGTTGCAGAAGCTTTGCAAAATAAAATAAAGGTAGGAGATGCTCGTTCTATTAGGGATAATCTTGGAGATGTTGCTAGTGCTAGGGGTCGTGTACTAGATCCAGCAGCTAATCTGCTTGGGTTACTCGGCGGAAGAAAACCAGGAACTGATTTCGTAGCTGCTGACAGGATTAGTAATGCGGGGAGGTATGGTCAAGCAGCAAGAGCTGGTGTAGCGGGGGTAGCAGGAGGTTCAGCTTTGACTGCAGCCGGTTCGGGATTAATAGATCTCATGGCCTACATTCAAAGTAGTAACGAGCAGATATCAGAGAGGGCTGATCAGTTAGCATGATCAATCAACCCATCATGAAAGAATTAAGGTTCGCAGGAGACATGTTCGATTTAGATGTGAGAGAGGGTTTGAAGGATAATAATTTGGATAGCTTGCGTCGAAGTTTTCGACGAGACAAGTTGATGCCGTCTTTGTATAAGACGTTTAACGAAATGTCTCCTGAAAATAGCGAACCAGAATATACCATGTCAGGTAGTTATCAGCCCGAAGTGGCTTATGGTTTGTAGTTACTACTTAGCTTTCTTAAAGAAGGTTCCGTCGATAGCTTGATAGCGACCACCTTTGGTCTTGCCGACCCAGTAGTCTTCCTTTCTAAAGCTATACAGGAACTCGATAAATTTCATAAATGGTCGGTTCTGTTTCTGCTTAGCCCATTTCTCGTAGCTAGCGGCTGTCTTCTTAATGAAGAAGAGAAAACGGACGACAGAAGGGAGCAGTCTATGACATAACTCTTTAGTGAAGCGACCCATGAAATAACAGACAAATAAAGCTTGGGTTGAAACTTGCAAGAAAGATTCCTTGAAGTTTTCATACCTAGTATTAGTGTCATAGTAAGAAGGATCGTAGTCAACCAATTCACCAGGCTGATCTTGAAATTCTTTGACTGTCATGGTTGTATCTAATGAATAGGACATGTGTGTAAAAACGAAGGACGCACTATTGGATTAGTGCAATAAAAAAGCCCCACCCGAAGGTGGAGCTGATTACCTATATATGGGACTCGTTTAGAGTGTCGTCTTCCATTAGACAGCTTGCGGCATAGCCTTCTCTATCTGGAATCTCATCCTCCTCATACAGACTGGTAGTTAGGTGGGTACCTATCATTTGAGTCTTATGAGGGTTGATCTTCTTAGGAAGACCTTCAAGTCCACGTTTGTCACTCATGATCGTTGTCCTCTTTTAGTGATGAGTACTCAAGTTCCTTCTCTTTACGCTTAAGCCTCTCCTCTAGTAGAGCATTAGCTTGAGCGTCGTTGTCCAGATAATCTTTGAGTTTCTTATCAGCTTCGACTGCACGTTTGTTAGCTTTCAATCTGTCCTCATCCGCATGTCGCAGATGAAATCCAATACCGTTGACTAGATCTCGATGAATCTTGTCTAACTTTGTGGAATTAGAGAGATGTAAAACATGTATCAGTTCTAAAGCTTCTTCTGAGGTTAGACCACCGATAAAGATGTCTGAAGTAAACATCTTTGGTTCTGGCTGATCAGGGTAATCCATGGAATATTGAATTAGGACAGTAAAAAGCCCACCCAGTCGAAACCAGATGGGCTGATGATACTACTTAGTAGCTGATGAGCGAGTCTCATCGTTAAGAACTTCATAGCTCTTAACTCTTAGTTGCTTGCGGGTGCACTTAAGATAACCGCCAGTTAACTCAGGGTTGGCAGCAGGTACCCAGAAACCTTTTAAGGCAACTTTGACCCACTTACCTTCACCTGTATGCTTGGTTTGTAAAGCAAGTAACTCAGTGGCTAGCTTCACACCATTGTCACTGGCAATAAAGTTATCACCAGGTAGATCAATAGATGTAGGCATGCCATTGAATGTATCTTTACATCCGATGCTAAGGAATCCTCTAACCTGATACTTGGCATCAGGACCTTGACCAATAAACTCTTGAGTTCCTCTTAATATGCCAACGATCTTGACATCATCGTCATATTTAGCGGCTGTTGTAGCAGCTTTGGTGGTTGCTTTTGGAGCCTTAGTAGCAGAAGCAGTCATGAATAGAGTAAGTAAACAACAAAAATGCACTATTGGATTAGTGCAATAAAAAACCCCACCTTGCGGCGGGGAAAGATTTATAGGAGATTTAAATATTGAAGGATACTTTCAAGCATGGCATCATCGCCAAGGTTCTTGATAGGGATCTTCATTCTTTGTGCAATCCTCAAGGCTTGACCGGTTCCTCCTTCTACCATCCCTCCAGGGGTATAAGCAATAACCATAGCGGAGGGGGAACTAAGATCAGGACCTAGAACTTGCATAGCATTTCTGGCCATCAAATGTTTAGCCCCCGGCTTCAGCCCATGTGGCTTGGGATGGAATTCTTCGACTGAAGCTCGTGCTTTGGGAGAAGCTGGCAAGGATTGATAATTAATGAACTGTGGTTGGGATTTAGAAACAACGCGGTTGTTAAAGCCTGACCAAGGTAGGAATATTTGGGACGTAGCCGGTTGTCTCACGCCGACCTCGAAGGCCGTATCGGCACCTTCTGCACCGCCCGACCTAAGACGTAGACCCTGACCCTCTAATCTCTGCGCCAAAAGGCTCATGATTTCGAGGATATGATCAGGAGTTGATCTAGAACCTATACCTGCGTAATAACGTGTCATAATCTTCATTCTAAATAAAATGCAGCATTGAAATACTGCAAGAAAAAGCCGACCGACCTGCAAGACAGACCGACCGGAAGCGTAGTTAAAGCGGTTAGTACTGATGTACTTACATAGACAGACAAGCAATATCTAGGACATGCTTGGGATTACTTGGGTGAAGAATAACTTCAAGGAGAAAGGCTTCGCTTTCAGCATCTTCTTCACTCTTATGGAAGCTAGAAAACTTCCCATCCAAGATGACCACCCAGAGACTTTCCATGAATGCATAATTGAATTACTGCAAGAAAAAACCCCCACCCAGACAAAATCTGAGCAGGGGATATGGGTTACTTACCAGTGTAATAACCATTCTCTCCGCAGAATTTAATCAAGGCAGCTTGATCTACTCTTGGCTGACCACTCAAGTATTCAACGCCAGAGCATTGAACTTGGGTAGAGGCTGTTAAACCAGTAACCAACTGGGTAACAAGCATTATTCCTCCAAGAGTAAAAGAAAAGACACAGAGAGGATAGAGAAACGCAGGAGTTTTCATGAAATGCATTATTGAATTAGAACAATAAAAATCCCCCGATCATAAGGCTGACCAGGGGATCGGAGGTTTCCTACGCCGTAGCAAACACTCGAGCTTTAGAAAGAGACTTCTTAGCTTTAAAGTGAGCGCGAGCGGTAGCGACGTCGCGAACGCAGCATTGACCATAGATCTTATTACGAGGCTTATCACTTAAAGGAAGGTAATGAATCCTCGCTAGATCTCTGGCTTGACAGATTTCATACACTATCTCTACAGTTGGGAACTTAATAGTGTGTGTAGTGAAATTCATGAAATGCATTATTGAATTAGTACATTAACATCGCACTAACATAACTTGTTGCATTGACTACTGAAAGTAGCTATATTTGTCTCCTAATAACGTTATAAGTAGGCGATCCTGTTACATATCAACTAAGGGACCTAAGATGCGAGCACTAAGCGAACGTTAGTGAGCGCAAGGGTGAGGTTAAAAGAAGCGAACAAAGTGAGCGTCGAGCTCGTTTACAAAGTAAACATGAGCGAGTCGATATTAACGAGTGAGCGAAGCGAACGAGAGTGAAAGAGCAACAGTAACGAGAGATAGCCTAGCTTGTCATTAGATCTGGTCCCCGAGAGAGAGCGAAGAGGAGAGGCGTGGGAAACGCGCTATGTATGCGTCAGTGTGTGGGATAGCTGTTGCTAACTCAGGATCGCATGGGAATCAATAGTAGTAACTAAAGTTAACTATGGATAACACCCTTGAAGCGAGCGGCTATGAAGAGCGAGCGCATACTTTTGTGACAAAAGAAAAGAACGCGGCGCAATATTCGTTCTATTAATTAACAAATAACTAACATCACTCTTCTGCGCACTAACATACGCGTCAACATATCGATCGCGTTGCTTCTCTTATGTGTATCTTTTTTTTGTCTGAGCGGGACCAGACCTAGCGGCGGGTGTTTAATGTATAACGCGCTGAGCAGAATTTTTCGCAATTCTCCCGCGAGGCCCATCGATAGGGAATAAAACGCTTCATCGTGAAAGCACGCTTGCTATTTCGCGGCATAATGAAATAACAAAAGCTTTCGCCCTATAGATGGATAAGGAGTCTCTTAAAAAATATCGTTTTTTTCAGGACGTCGAGTCGTTCTCTGCTAGAAAAACACCTTTGTATTTGACTTACGACTTTCCTGAATATGAACGTGTCAATAAAAATTTAAAAAAATTCATTATTTACAATTTGCATAATGACGTCCTAGGTGAGGCAAAGAGAACCGCATTTAATCTTCATCGCTTAAATAATCAGCTACACCCTGCTGTTAGACAAATTTTGCAGTTTTTACATGACAATCTGCAAGATGTCGCCGTGCAATTTGCTATAGGAGAAGATAGCAACACAACTATGGAAAGAAGAAAAAATGATTTGAATTGGAATTGGCAAGATATAGGATTAGCTGAATGTTGGGGTATTTATTACGACAAAGGCCAAGGAGTTATTACCCATAATCATTTCCCTTTTACCCTTAGTTTTTGTTATTGCGTTAGTGCTCCTGAAGGGTCGGCCCCTTTAATACTTAATGACTATGAAGGTAAAGATGTAAAGCTATATCCAAAGGAAGGTCGATTAACAATATTCCTAGCATCTACTTGGCATCGAGTTTGTCCTAATGATCAAAAAGCGGATGGCAGATGTTCCTTAGTAGGTAATTATGTATACGCACCAAGATTCATACAAGCGTAAAGAATGTAGACTACTTCTATATATGTCAATTAAATTGTGACGTTCAATCTAGGGGAAGCACAAGGTACTGGAGCATCTTTCGATAATATGAAAGATTTTTATGAGTTCGGTGTAATACCAGAAGGTATGCGCTTTGCCATGAATGCTGAGACTAGTAATCCAGCAGTTAACAGAATAAAAGACTTCATATTAAGCGGCAAAGTCAATGAGGGTGCGACGATTGATAGAAACACTGGTGCTTTAACACTGCATCCTGGAAATAGTAAATTTAACGCTGTTTTATCTCCCGGTTTATTTGGCAGCGGCCCAAGTGTTGAAGTTAATTATGATTCGAATCGCGGTTTAGAGACTATGCCTCAAGGTTCCACTGCTGAAGATGCTATTTCACAAGCGTTAATGGAGTATGAATTGCGGGAAAAAGCAGACATCATAAATAAATTAAATGCAGGAAATGCCGTAGAACTAGGATTACAAGCTTTTGCATCTCCTAATAGTCCTGTTCCAGTAAATCCTAAAGATATTCCTACAGAGCCTAGTAGTCCTTACCTTCCAGGCAAATCACCTTACAAAGGACTCTTCGTATAATTAAGTCTTAGTAGACTTGTAATACAGATATAAATCGTATAAATGGCTCTCGGCGGCGTAGGTAATTTCAGGCAATGGGAAGACCCGAACGATCCCCGGCGCGGCACACCTCGTGGCCAACGGTCTTTTTCAAGTAAAGAAGAACGAGATGCATATTTAGCTCAAAGAAGAAAAGCTGAAGAATTAGCAGAAGCGCGTGCAGTTGCAGATCAAATTGCAGCGGAGGAGATGGCAAATACCACCCCTCGTGACGCCCAAAGATATACAAGACCAGTACAATCTAGAGTTGATGAATACCAAGGACGCTTGGAACGAGGCAATCAAGTCGTTGGAAGGCAGGAAATTACTTCAAAATTGATTCCTTCGGGAGAAGGATCTCGTCGTATTACACAAAAACAGCAAGTTCAATCCCAAGACGACCGAATCTTAAGGCAAAAATTCCTAACAGCTACACCAGAAACAATAGTTGAAACGAATCCGAATCTTTCACGCGAGTCTGCAGTCCGAATTCAGCAATATTTAAACGCTTTACCTGAACTAAACGTTCAACAGGCGGTTTATTTAGTGCAAAACGAAGGAATTACAGATACTCGTCGTAGAAGAGCTGGATCTCCTGTTGTTCAAACAGGAATAAATAGAAGAGTTGCCGACAAAGTCTCTGATCTAGGCGATATAGGTGCTGATCCTGCGGGTGCAGCTTTAGTTCGAGCTGCTATTGGTGGAGATTACGACGTAACACAAGCACCAAGTGACCAAACTGGAAGAATTAATCCTTATATCAAGGCAGCGCAAGAAGCTAACCCTGCTAATACTGGTGATTACCAAGAAATTGAAAATAAAAGACTAAATCAGTTAGCAGCTCAAGGCCGAGGACAGAAGGTTAAGCCTAAGAAATCTGCAGAATTATCAGGTTCGTTTGTTGTGCCTGCTTTAATGGCACCCGTAGGAGAATATTATGACAATCAAACAAAGCAAACTACACCTTTAGCTCCATCAGGATCAGAAGAACGCAAGCTTCAACTAGACAACGCAAGGAAAGGATTAGGTAAAGTCCAGCCAGCCATGTATAAAAGAGGTAATTCTTTAAGAATTAACCCAACGGCTGTCAGTTTGGAATTAATTGACCCCACTATTAAGGTTCCTGTAGATATAGCTAATCGATATAACGCAATATTCCAAGAATTAAACCCTGACACTGGACGATTAGAAACAACAGGTCAAACATTAGGACAGGCAATTAATACTATTGCGCGTGATTACAGAGCGGATACTAAGATTCTGCCTGACTCCCAAGTTAAAGCTAGTGTAAATAGTTATACCGGTCGAGTGGAATATAAATTTGGAGACACAAAAGTTCTTCCAGTAAGTAAGTCTGTCAACGGAATGACAGAGTATCGGATAGGTACTGGAAAAATTACAACAAAAGGATTAAATCTAATTAATGATATTCTTGCTGAGTTAACTGGTAAACAGCTTGTTGTTAACCAAGGTATTACTGATCCCGAGATGAGATCTTTGCAGGAGAAATTAATGCAATTTACTAAACCGGGAAGGCAATTAGTTAGGGGAGGACCAAACGAAACAGAAACAGGTGCCGCTTTAATGGATTTAATTGATCAGTTGCAAGAGGGAAGGAATATAGAAAGAACATTAGGAATGCAATTAAGAGGAGACACAGTTCCTGCACTCGCTAGTGATCGCATGACGGCTGAAGCAGACTTCTTCCGTAAAGACAGCGTTCTCACTAAACAAGGGCAACAAATAGAAGGTGTGGGGTTAGATAGAACCCTAAACAACTTAAGGACCACTGCCTTATCGTATGGCGCACCAGACTTGACGCCACCTGCGGTAGGGGCCACTCCAGAGGCATTGAATGCTCCTATTGCTCAACCAAGTGCAAGTCCCAAGCCTCCCGTTAGACAAGCTAATATCCCTGCAGGTATGAGACCTACAACAAGTTCTACCTTAGATAAATTTATTCAAATGTTTAAAGGGAGGCGTGGTCTATGAAGAAAAAAATGATTGAGATCACTCCAGAGTTAATGAGGAGGCATACCGAGCAAGGTTATGCATTATTAGATTGCTTGATTAATGAGAGAGGTTTTGATCCTGTATCCGTTGTAATTTTATCAACCTTAATATTTAACACTCACACGTGGCTACTTCATCAACATGTCTTAAAAACTGGAAAGTTACAAGGTATAGAATTAAGAGATGAATAAGAAACACGATTGCAACAAATGTAAGCATGCTAAGGCTTTAGCTCAGGCTTACCAACAGCAAAAGAAAGATCCTACTGGTGGTTGCTGTAAATAGATAAAATACGATTAAGTGAATTGAGTTCTTATGGCTGACAGATTTCTTGATGTTGAATACGATCCGCTGGAAGATAAATTATATGCTTCTCGTAAAATCGAAGGAATCAATAGAGTTCTCTTAACCCCTGCTTCGAGAATCGTAACGGAGGTAGAAAATCATGGTGACCAATACACATTATCTGTAGACGAAGCAGAAAGTATTTTAACTTTCGACTCAGTTGATGTTAACGTTAGATTGGTTTCTGGTCCTTATAGAGTAGGATCTAAGATTTCTCTAATATCTGGAGACTCTAATCAAATAACGTTAACTGGTAGTGGTGTAACTCTTTATTCCGCAACTTCAAATACTTCAACAGCTAATACCTATAGAAATAGTTTTTCTAACGCCAAAATTGATTTGACATATATTGGTACGGATAAATGGGCTGTGACAGGAGATATAACGGCAGATGAGAATTTAGCTTATACGGTGACTGCAGATAGTGGTCAATACGTCTTTAATGGCAGTGGATTCACGAATGAATTTAACCCGTCTTTAACATTAACTGTTGGTCAGTTCATGGAAATAGACAACCAATCTGGCTCAAGTCATCCTTTCGTCATCAAAAAAGGTAATGTCAGTGGTGCCACTACAGGTGCAGGTCCTGTGAGACCTGGTTGGGCTCGTTTAGACAATAACAACCAACACGGCTCCTCTAATAAGCTTCGGGTCTCATTTAAGGAATCAGGGGATTATTACTATATATGTCAAGCTCATAGCACTATGAAAGGATCTATTACTGTTTCGTAGTAGTTATCATAAGTAATATATAGTGTGGAATTCGTGTGGCGCATAACCTAACAGAACATATAGGTCCAACTAATCAGGCCATAGATAAAGCTATTGCTCAAAAGGACGAAAGAGATGAACATGCCGTTAAAGGGTCTTACGAAGAAGGTGCCTTCCAGCAATTTCCAGATAAAAACAACAGAGAATTTGATAACTTAGCGAATAACCCTGAGTCGGATCCTGTAGCAAAAGAATTTCTAGCTAAATGGGTCGAACAAATAAGTCGAGGACCTTATGGACCAATGGGTCCTTACGCATGAGGTATAGATAGATGAGCATACAATTAGCCGTTACGAAAATGCTGCCTTTCCTTCAGCAAGGAACTAAAGCAGCAGCAACAGGAAAATTCATCCGTCGAGCTTTAATTCCAAATTTTCAAGCAGATCCTTTAGGGGCTGGTATTCAAGCAGCTTTAATCTATGGTCCAGATGTATTATTAATCCCTGCCTTAACAGCTTTTGGTGCTCCAGAGGGTACTGGTGCATTAACACGATTAGGAATGGCAGGAGAAGAAGCTATTGGTGGTTTAGGATTATCTGTTCTTGGTCAAACAGCAGGACTTGGAGTTGGCAGGAAACTATTCAAGCAAGCAAGGTACGTACCTAATCCTAAGATTAATCCTAAGAATCCAATAAAAGATATAGTAAATCCTTCTTTAACTGGACTTCAAGCAGTAGGTGATATTACAGCTCAGCTAACTGCTCGTCCTGCATTGCCACGTCCTATTCAAACAGGTGTTTGGAATAAGTTGGCCATGGAAAACGAAGAGGCACTTAGACGTCAAATAAGAGAAGAGGAGATTGCAAAAAATAGTGCATTGGTTGATTATCTCTTGACAGGTGCTGGATTACAAAATCCAGCCATTAATCAAGGTTTAACGGATACTTTCGTCTAATGGAGTTCCCTCGCGATAACGTATCCCTCAGAGCATTTCAAGAGGGATTCAGATCCAACCCTAGATTCTTTAATCCAAACGATTTAGTTGTTGCTGATCCTATAGAGGATATGTTCATGAGCTCTTCAGCTCTGGACGCTATTCGCAGAGGATTACCTACCAATGTAGCTGATACCGCATGGGGAAATGACTTCTCACGTCGGATGGAAGGTGCCCCTAATTGGCAGCGAAAAATTGCCAATGCTTTTAGTAGCATTCCTCTAGGGGGAATGTCTCTTGACAATAAAGCAGAGTATCAAGCTCAAAGATTTAATGATCCACGTATAGCAAGAGAAACAATACAACCGGGGCAAGTGAGCAGTCTTAATAGATTTGGCTTGCCAATTACAAATGCTTCTAATATTTCTGCAGATGATACTTTTACTGCTTTACCTAACAAAAGAGCACGGTTGGCTCAGATGGCAGGGGTAGCAGGCGGAGACATGATGACTGATGGCCTCCGTACTATTTGGTGGTTTTTAAATGCTCCGCAGGCTGTTGCAACATTAGCTTCCTTACAAGGATTGCATTGGGGAGAACATGCAGGGGATAAACCTGTAAGTAAATCAATGCCTTCTATTAATATTTCAAAAGATAAGACAGTACAGGCTCGTTTACTTCCTACAAGGGGTTATAGGTTAGCAGCAACAATGCCTGCTGTTGTGGGTACATCTTTAGCTATTGGTAATATTGGACGTCAACCAGGCTATAAAGCAGTTATACCTAGTCAAGATGATCCTCGCAAGACAGCAGATCCTATCGCTGAGACAATTAGTCGTTATTTCTTAGGACGCACGGGACGACTACTTCCATATAGTGAATTTGTGAAGGAAAGACCAGACGTCTCTCCTGATGAATACAAACGTTATAAAGCCTATACATTTGATCAACGTACAGATTTAAATCCTTTGGATGGTAATTTCAATATTCTTGGAGCATTGAAAGGAACAGTAGACGGAATTCAAGGACCTGAGGTTAATTTCATGGGCAAGAGTATTCCTATAGCGACAGGTGTCCTTCCAGCCGCAGCAGCAGCAATAGGCACTGGCTTTGGTCTAAGAAGAGCCGGTAGACGTTTAGTTGCTCCTAAGGGAGGTGTAACCAAACTCAAGAGGGTTGATAGGAAGCTTGAAGGTATTGGTACTGAAAAATATGGAGCACTTAAAGATCAAATGGAAAAAACAGATACAGCACAGATGGCAGCAACAGCGGTAACAAGTAAAGGCTCCAAAGAAAAGAGTTCTAAATTTAAGCAAGAATTGATTAAAGAAGCACAAACAGAGCAAAGAAAACTAGATTCATTAGTGCAAAGGAAAAACGAATTAACAGATCTTCGACAAGCTAGGCAAGATGCCAACGAAAGAGAGGCATTCTTATCTGCTATCAAATATGGTTCAGGTGCTCTTGCGGGGGCTGCTGTCACAGGACAGGCTCTAGAATCAATAAGAAGGTCATTGAAGCCTGATTACAGAGAACAGACTTAATGAGACGTTTTGCAAACATCGATAGTGATTATGCTACGGCATTAATGGCTAGTGAGGATCCTCGCAACCTAGGATGGAATATGGCTAAAGGCACTCTGGGAAACATTATCAAGCTAGATGAAGCTCAGAATGATGCAGATACGACTGAATATATTGGCGACAGGTATGCAAGTCAAACAATAGGCAATGCTCTATGGGGATTAGGTTCTTCTCTACTTAGTCCTATAGCCAAACAAGCAGGTACTAATATTGGAGCAGGTAGAAATATTTTGGATTCTGGGCAAGGAGGTTTCTTTGGTCCATCTAACAATATCTATGGTGCTAGTAACTACGATTCTCCTATGTTTGAAGACCCTGCAATGACGGGTGGTCAGGATGTGTTCTCTACTTGGGATAGTGATACAGGAAAAACTACATATGACTCTTGGAATACTAATTACAGCACTAACCCAAAATATGATCCATCATCAGATCAATATTACTCCTTGGGTAATAGATGGGATCGTTTTACATCCGGATTTAGGAGGGGTTGGTAAATGGCATTAATTTCGAACGATCCAAATGCACTTTGGTCTGCTTTTAACTTTGGTGATTACGATTCAGGAACATCATCATCACAAGGTTTTGCTGGTCCATCTTATAAAGGTTATTCAACAAGTTTTCCATCTGCTAAAAATTATTACGGAGACGAGAAAGCCGGTTTAGAGGCTTTTCGAAATTCAGGATTAGATGCTGATAGTTGGGGTTTCAAGGCTCCTGCGACTAATGAGCTAGTAGGAGAAAATGTTTTTGGAGATCAAAAAAGAATGACGGAGATGGCTGGACAGACTCTGTCGTGGGCTGCCTCTATAGAAGCAGCAGAGCTTCAGAGGAAAGCAGAAGAGAGAGCAGCAAGGGCAAGAGCTAAAGCTTCTGGTAGGGCAGCCATGTTTAATGCTATTGGAGCCATAGGTGGCACAATAATTGGCGCTGCGATTTAAATACGATACCTTAATAGCAGCGTTGTATTAAATCGTTGCTGAGCAAGCTAGAACGTACAGATCAGATCATTGATTCTTCGGTAAATTTTTTCCTTTCCACTTTGGTCATGTGGTCAGGGGGAAAAGATAGTATGGTGCTTCTTCATTTATTGAGGAGACATGGTATCAAAGTGCCAGTAGTTTTTTGGCGAGAACCTTGGCAGCCATATAAATACGAATTTCATGACAAGATTATTAGAGACTGGGAGTTATTTGTTTATTCGTGGCATCCCTATAAATCTGCTATGCAACGTAGTGGGGATGAATTTGAAGTGCAGAATTGGTATCAAATCAATGGAGTTTCATTAACTTGTCCTACAGGTATTACGGAGCCTGTTGATGATTTACCTCATGTGACGGCTTTAGATATTCTCAAGCGTCCAAAGCAAAATCAAATCATGGTTCCCAAGTTTGATGCTCTATGGATCGGACATAAACAGTGTGATGCAGATCCGATATTAGGAGGCGATGCAGGTACCCGAATAGAAGTCAGATCTTTACCTCACGATATAGGACCTTCTTTGATATTTCCTTTAAGGGATTGGACTCATGATGATGTGTGGCAATATATTGAAGATTACGATGTTCCGTTTGATGAGAAGCGTTACGAGAAGGTAGACGGCAAGTGGAGAGAAAGACCAGATAAGAGACATAATGCAGATTATGTTCACGCTTCAATTGAATGTGTAGATAACAGAGAAGGAGCCCCTAAATTTTTCCGATGTAAAAAATTGAACATGGACACGGAAAATGTGGCTCATATGGTTCCTTGGGTAGAGCCTTCTAAATTGAGCTATATGCAGGATTAATACGTCTACTTTCAATACTCACTAGAATCAAGCTATAGGCTTATTGTGTTTGTAAGGAATTATGCTATACGATCAGTATGGGCGCTCTATGGCTCCTAGGAATAATAATTTATTTAGTAATATAGCCACAGGTGCAACGAGTATGCCATTCGCCTTTGGACCAGGTTTCCAGCAGGCATTAGGTCAGTTTCCCAATAATTTAGTTTTTGGTGATGTTATTAATAATCCTCAAGCATTACAAGCCGCAGGACTTCAGCCTGTTCTGAATAATGGGGTGGCAACAGGAAGATTTCAATTCACTCCTGGAGGCACAAGGATGGGTAATACTGCTCAAATGGTTAGAAATGTTCCTAGATTAAAAGGCGCTGGTGCATTAGGACTTCTAATGCTAGGTGCAGATGCATTTAACCAAATGCAAGATCCAAATGACCCAATGGGTGTCAATGCAGGAGAAGCAGCAGGAACATTAATAGGAGGAGGAGGAGGCGCCTGGGGAGGTGCTGCTCTCGGTACAATGCTTGGCGGCCCTGGTATAGGTACTGCTATTGGTGCTTTAATCGGAGGTTCTCTGGGTAGTAATATAGGTAATAAGGCAGGTAGAGGTATAGGAAAAATGGCAGTAGGAGGAGAAGATGCTATTTGGGATCACAGAAAAGATAGAGCTATTAAACAGATCCAAAGACAAAATGAAATAACGCGAGCTGCTAATACATTGGAATATGAAAACGCAATGAAGAACGCAATGATTACTGCCGCATTAAACCAAGCCAGCTCAAGTTTCGTCTAAATGGCATTCGCTCCTAATTACACTAATTTCAGACCGACAGCCGCAGCAGCGGTACGTCCTGTTTTCAATAATCCACAAGTAAAAAGTCTCTCAAGCATTATGAGCACGGAAGCTCAGGAGACGATGTCGGATACTGTCGAGAGAAACCAAGAGATTGCTTATGGATTAGCTAAGCAGACGCTTGCTGAAAGTGGAGCAATTAGAAGAGTCGAAATAGCAGGAGAAAATGCAGAAAAATTAGAACGTTTAAAGCAGAAAAGTCCTATTGCGAAACTTAATGCAATTGCAAACATACGAAAGGGTAGAGCCAATGTTCTTTCTCCTATTGTTCTCCCTAACAGTGAAGCAAATGTCCAAGGCACTCAAATGGCGGGACAAAGGCTGCTCCAAAATTCGAACGCAAATTTAACAGGTCTAACGCCCTCCAGTTCCAATGCAAAACTTTCTTCAGAAGAGCAAATAGTTCAATTTGGAAAACTCTCCAAAGAAGAGCAAGGAGACGCATTAGATTCTGCTGTAGGGGATTATATGGGTTTTGATTTGGGTGGTTGGACATTGGATCGTATATTTACAGATCCTTTTGGTGGACCTAAAGTATTCCAAGATCAGAGACTTGGGGATTTCCAATAAGATGCTAACGTCAACGCACGAGAGCTATTAGACTATTAACAGTATTTAAGAAGTAGACCATGGCACCAAAGTGGTATAAAAACAAGGGAATGAAGGAGATTCTTGATAAATACAGAACAGGATCTATTAGCAAAGATGAGGCTTTGACACAAATTAATGACTATGCAGATCTATTAGAAACTGGTCAAAAAATTCAAGGTATTAATACAGACGTTCAAACATCGGGTATTGCTGGCGACGTCTCAGGAATAACAGACGCAGCTCTACAAGGAAGGGTAAAAGCGCACCAAATAAATCCCAACTTACAAATTCAAGATGTAGGTGTAGGACAGGTACCTCGAAATGTGGGCGATCCGGCAAGTATTAATCAAATGGACATAATAAATAAAACAGCTTACGATGGTGGCTTAAAATCTAATACGGCTGAATATCTAGTCAAACCTCAACTTAGACATCAATTTAATATGGGTTTAATGAATAATATTGCAGACGGTCTTCTATTCTTCGGACTCTAAACATGGCTCGCATGACAGACGATCAGGCCAGGTTACAGGCTCAAGAATTAGCATTGTCTAACTCTCCTTCAGGTCCAGTATACGATCCTTTTGGCCCTGCTCAAAGTACAGTTCAATTTGGTACTAATCAAAGAGCAGATATTCCTTATAGAGATGGTAATCAATCTGAGTTTCAAACAGGTGTTGAGAATATAGCTGACAATGGCTCTCAATCTGTTGTTAATACTAATGAGCAACCTACTCCTCAACCTGCTGGCAGGATGACAGCTTCAGAGAGATTGGCATCAATGTACCAAGCAGCTCGTGAGACGGGAGACAGGCGGAGAGCTAGTGGAGAAGTTGACACTATGGCACCTTTACCTTCAGGCAGTCCTGGGGATGCTACAAGAGATCCTAGGGCAGCTAAAGCGGCACCTCAAGCCCATCTAGATAATGCAAGAGCTGCGATGAATTCGTTTGATCAGGCAAGGGACGCTAAGAAGCAAGAGTTAGAACCAGGAACAGAAAACAAGTCTCCAGAAGAATCAAAAGTTTCCAATGATAAGCAAAAAGAAGCCTTAGAGAGAAGTAAAGGACATCAAGCTAAAAAAGCCGCAGAGGCACCAAGTGATCAACCTTCTTGGGATAGACAGAAAAACGCAGGGAATGGATTAACACCTAAAGAGAAGAAAGAAGTGGTGGTTGAGTACAAAGGATTCAGTTCTTTTTAAACCTTTATCATTAAAGTAATAGATTAGAAAATTATGTCTTCCGCAGCAGCCAACGTATCAAATCAATCAGGTACTGCAACCTCTTTACAGAACTTCTGGAATACAGCATATGCAGGAAATCAGCCTGTAACGTCTACAGGAAAAATGATTCATGGAGGTGCAGGTAACCTCGTGAATTGGGGTATATTGAACCCTACTAATAAGACGATTGGCGGTATCGTTTCAGGTGCCTTAATGGACGCGAATATTAACTATATGCGTATGGGACAAGATTTGCAGTACCAAAAAGGTCAATATGCAAATATGTTGGACTACGAAGGTGGTATTCAAAACTTAATGACAGGTAATACAGCTACCTTGATGGGGCTAGAAGGGAATATCACAAAAGATTTAACTAAAGTATCCGGACAAATTGGTAGTAGGCAGATAAAAGAAAAAGGTGATCAAGAACGTAGAACTGCTCGAGTACTAGGAGATGAGACACGCCTAGGCATGATGGAGGAGGGTTCTCAAAACAGGATGACTCTTGGCGCTCAAGGATTACAGGATCGCCTTCTAACTAAGACGAAAGGAAGCGAAGACAGATTAAGCAGAAGAGAGCAAGGTTCACAAGATAGAATGCTTACTCAAACCAAGGGTGATCAGGATCGTAAGACACAAAGAGACTTATTTAGAGAAAACAGAAAAATGCGTGCAGATGCAAGAGGTGCTATACGTAGTTCAGGATCTAGATTTTTCGGTTAATGGTAAAGAAACAAGACGATTTGATCAGTGCTTTTTTAACAGCACTAGATAATGATCGTCGTGAAGCTTTTTTAGCTTATGTTGAGAACACATATTCTGTTTATGAAATTTGGCTATATGCTCGAGTCTTAGGTTACGAGGCTGGTTTCAATATTCTGGAAAAATGGATTAATAATAATTATCCAAAACTGAATAGACGAGAAATAATGTTGGCGGAAACTGTTAAGTTGGAAGCTGATATTGACTTTCTAAGACAACAAGTACATGCAGACTTAGTGAAGCCTGATGCAGCCGCTACTCGTATTGCTCATCTCTCCAAAGAATTAAGGGGTCATATTGTCGAAGTAGAAAAAATGAGTAAAAGTACAGACAGAAGAGGTTTAATATTAGCCGGTGCTGACAAAGTTATGAGAGAGCTTAAATCAATTTTTAAAGGAAACGAAGACGTGACAAAGGCTTTGGAGCTTGCCTATGAATCCGTATGGGCGGCGCTAATTGAAGAGAGGTAACGTAAAAGAAAGAATAGTCACTGAAATGACTGAAGAAAAAATCAGGGAGATTTTACCTCATTTGTGTTACACGAAAGAAGAAGTAGACATTATGCTCGCAGACGCTGTAGCCAAAGCAAAGGCTATAGACGAAGCTTCAATGAAGAAGCATAATAGAAACGCAACGATTATTAGTATGATTCTTGGCTTTACATGTCTAGCTTTATTTGTAGATGGGTTGCTAAGAATATTAGGAATTATTCCACCTTTCCTCGGGTTAGATGTCAATGTTATTGATCAAATAGTTTACAAAGTGAGGCACTATGGCGGAACCTAAAGGCATGATGAATTTGTTCCCTGTTCAAGTGTTCAAATTCGAATTAGGGGAAGAGTCAATACAAAAGGCTTTAGAAGCATATAAAAAAGTTTACAGAGAGGCTCCTATAGTGCATGCCTTCGACGACAATTCTGACTCAAAAGTAGAAGACTCGATGGTATGGAATGAGGTATTAAATAATCCAGAGTTTCTGCCTTTTCAACAAGAGGTGTTAGAAAGTGTCGCAAGTAGCTGTCCACGAGGACAATCTATAGGTTCGTGGAAGATCGTAAGTGGTTGGATGAATAAACAAGTGAAAGGTGCTAATAGTTTTCCTTTCCATTCACATACAGATGCGGTAATGTCGTGTGTTGTTTATCTCAGTGGTAAAGATATGACCATTACGTTTAGAGATAGTCCTAAGGAATCACTCCCTGCAGTCCAAGGAAATCACGAAGAATTTGGAATTATTTGTCGTCGTAATTGGTGGCAGGATGCAGAAATTCCTGTCTCTCCGGGAGATATTATATTATTTCCTAGTTATTTAGTTCACAAAGGTAATACGAATGAGAATGATGAAGACAGAGTATGTGTTGCCTATAATTTTTGGCCAGAGAGACTTATACATCCAGACACACCTCCCTGGGTCATGAAAATAGCTATATAGTGAATAATATAAGTTCAATTTAGTTTCTCACTATTCATGAATAGGGAACAACAAAATGCTGTAAAGCCAGTGCCTATGTACGATCTTCTAGATGCGTGCTGTGCTCTTCATGGTGGACTAGAAATGGATAAACATGACGAAAAAGATTATGCCCTAAAACATGCCATGAATGTAATGTTCGGTTATTTGTCTCCTGAGGCAAAGGCGGAATTCCAATCATGGGTTGACAAGAAAGGTTGGAGGAAGAAAGAGAAAATCATCTTAATGTAGTAGGAATAGTGAATAACGTTTAGACTTCTTGTATGTCAAATGTATCTATTTCATTAGCTCGTAGGCGTAGTGCTCAACTTGCTGCTCAGGCTATAACAACAGAGCCGACTGTCATAGTAACGCCTCCTCATGTTATAAAAGCTCGTAAAAGTTTCGCCTATTTTTGCGAATTAATGGGGAAGCCTGCTGCTAAACATATGAAGGTATGGCACAGGGAATTTTTAACAGGAGAAAGTAATGAGCATTTATTGGATATAGCAGGACCTAATACATGTCTTCTAAGCCCAAGAGGAAGTGCTAAATCTACCGTTATTGGATTATTAGTTGCATGGCTGATAGGTCGTCATGCTCAGGCGAAGAAACTACTAAGAACCCTGTATGTTTCTTACAACGTTGATGTTGCAAGAAATAAAAGTGCTGCGATAAAAAACCTGATAATGAATAAGGAATATCAGGAAATTTTTCCGACAGTTCGATTATCTAAACATCGGACAAGTGATGAATTATGGTCTATTGATTTTGATTTTGCAGAAGTAGATATTCGAGGGGAGGATGCTTTCACTGTTGCTTGTGCTGGACTAAAAGGAACGATTACTTCAAAAAGAAGTTCTTTAATCATCGTTGATGATGCTATTAAAAGTGCTGCAGCTATTGCTAATCCAGATATTAGAAGAGAGATGGAAGCTAACTGGACAAACGTTATTGTCCCTACCATGTTTCAAGGTGCTCGTGCAATTGCTTTAGGTACAAGATTCCACTTTGATGATCTGTTTACAACAACTTTTTGTCAAAAGAAAGGATGGAAAGTTATAACACAAGGTGCGTTATCTTACGACGATAGTGGTAATCCGAAGTCTTATTGGCCCAAAATGTGGTCAGTCAAATATCTTTTAAAGCTACAAGCAGAAGATCGATTTGCTTTTTCCTATCAGTATTTAAACCAACCTATTAAAACTACAGAATTAGGTATTTCACCTGAGCTGTTTATAAAAGGTGAAGTACCTGATGATTATGACATCGTAGGTGTTGGCATCGACTTGTCTGCAGGGATGAGTGAAAGGAATGATTGGACTGTCTTTACACTTGCTGGGAGAGTAGACGACAAGGTTTATATCATTGACTACAAGCGTATGAGATCGATGGGGAATATTGAAAAGATAGAAGCTTTATGCGAATTATTAGTTGAATGGAATCTTCTTCGGATGAATGATGAAGGGCAGTTTTTCAGGACTGATTCTCCTGTTGTCATTTGGCCTGAGGTCGTAGCTTATCAGAAGAGTTTTGAAGGTGATCTTAAGCGGATGCTCTTCAACGAATTGCAGCTCTATAATTTAAGTATCAGTCCTGTCAAAGGTTTTAGAGGTGACAAACTTGCACGCCTTCGAGGGATTATTGGTCTCTTCCAAGGTAAAAAGATCATCTTTAATAAATATCGGGATTTCTCATGCATGACTGATGAAGTCATCAATTTCGGTCACGCATCTCATGACGACTGTGCCGACTCTTTAAATATGGTCGTATCAGGTTTAATGAAGCGAGGCGGAGCCCAGATAGAATGGAGGTAAAACCATGAAGGGTATCAGGAAAGCAGAACCAAGATTAATGCAAGCTCTTGGTATGACAGCAGGAGGAGTCGGAGGAGCTGCGATTGCTAATAGGATGCTGCATGATGATATGGATAAGATTGTCGATCAATACAACGAATTTAGTAATGAATACGATCAAATAACACAACAAATGCCAAGAGTTGGAAGTGCTTACGAGCATATTGCCAAACAAGGTCCATTTGGATTGATTGATGGTTATGGAATATTGGAAATATTGAAAGGAAAGACGCAAGTTAGCAATTACCAAGATCTCACCTCTGAAGATTATCAAGAAAACCCAGTATTGAGACATGCCGTAGCCGCTACAACTATCGCTGAAAAATTAACGCCTGAAGAAAGTGTGGCACTACAATATTTATTCAATAAAGAGTTAGAGCTGATGGGAGCAGAGAGGATGGCGGAATTTGACAATCCAGGAACTAGTTACGACTCTCGGACGGTTGTACAGGCTTCCGAAGCAGGAGAAGGTACTAACCCCTACGCTGTAGGAGCAGGAGCTGGAGTAGGTGCTGGATTAATGGGTGTAGCAATGACGAAAGGCAGTGAGAATCTAATCAATGCTTTAGGCGTCAAGGATATTAAGGTATCTCCACGTCGTCCTATAAAAGTACGCTAAAGAAGTATGAGCAAACCAAGCAACGAAAGATACCGTCAGATTTTAGAAGCTGCCAGAAAGCGGGACGGTTCTAGCGGTACTGACACCATGGTGGTTAATAGCCATCTGGCTCAGATGAAGTTATTCATGCTTCGTCAAGGAATTGAGTTTTTCCCTACACAGGATACTTTTGGTTTTAGAAGGCTTTTTCTCAATCAATTAGTTGAAGAGAACGAAATAGATAGTCGTTTAGAAGGAATTGTTGATGATTTCTTATTGGATGGAAAAGGATTATTTTATTTCCGTCCTGTTAATGATACTTACCGCTTAATGTGGTTTAGCAAGGAGAATTACAGAGCATATTACGATGCACAGTCGGAATTAGAAGAAGTTGAATTAATCTATTCTTTCTCGGTTCGATCAGGAGTGGGAGCTTTAGCTATCCCAGGTAGTGATGGGGGAAGTAAAAAGTATGTGAAGTTGCAAGTCAGACGAGATGCGATTAAAGAGTCTATTACCTCGGAGAAGCCATCTTTTGAAGCTGGTGCGGTTAACAACTTCTCTTGGTCTCCTACAACGACTAGAACCTTAACTAACAGCTTAGGTTTTGTCCCTGCTGTGGAAGCTTTTAATACCATGCGATCAACAGGCATGGATTCTACGGGAGACTTTGATTGGCTATCGGATCAAATTGTGTTGCATGATGATCTTGTTAAAAATATTCGAACTAATATTACTTTCTTTGGTAATCCAACCTTAGTTTCTAGTAGACCTAAACATGACTTAGTCGAGTCAGGTAGTGATGAAGGATTGAGACCTACTATCAGTTCTCAGGCTGGCTTCTCTTCTATAGGTAGACCATCTACTCGGAATAGCGAACCTGGAGGAGGTGGTGGATCAGGCAAGGTGCCTCGTATTATTGCGAACGTTGAGCCAACTGATAGGGCTGTTTACTTAACCCCAGATGCTGTTTCTGGTGACCAAAATCTCTACGCACGTCAATATAGGGAAGAACTTAGAACAGCTTTAGGTGGTGTTGACGAATTAGGAATCAGCTCTGGTGCTACTGCATACGAAATTAAATCTCTTTATGGTCGAGCAGCTACAACGGCTACTCGTAGATGCAGAGGATTATTGACATATGGTTTAGCCAAGTTGTTTGGATTAATTATTTACCACGAAGAAAAAATATTCAGGGATTCATTTGCCATGGCAATAGGCATAGAGCAGCCTATTATTCCTATCAAAGAAGATTTTCAAGTAGAACAAGATTATATTTTGGCTGAAAGTATCTATAGGGAACAAAGAGCAGTTTTTGAACAAGACTTGGATCTAGCCATTCAAAGTGCAGTGCATGACAGGAATCTACCTCAAGGGGTTGTTGGATTAATACCTGATGGAAATAGAAAAGTTGAATGGAGATGGAAAGGTCCAGTTTTTGAAGATGGCACAGACGATATACTGAATTCAAGTATTGTCGTCAGAAACCTACAAGAATTAGGCGTTAATAGCGTCGAGGCTCTTAGGTATCTCTTCCCTGATAAAACGGACGAAGAGAGAAGTGCAATGCTTAGTGGCTATCCATTTAGAATGGCTCAAGCCACTCAAAGCAGTATTGGAACATTCTTGTCGCTTATCAATGACATGCGACAAACGCCTCATCCGCAGGCACCAGACTTGCCTTTACTGGCAGACCCTAAACTAGATTTAACACCCTATGTCTATAGGGCAATAGAATTCCTCAAACGAGAACTTACTTACAGTGGACAATACACAGATGACACAGGCTCCGGCGACCCAACAGAACTCGATACCATCGAACGCGCCCGTGCCGCCCGTGGCTTACCAACAAGCACCAGCCCAGAGCGTCCAAGCTTCATACCAGACAGCTTCGGCTCCCTCACCTCAAGTGGCGCCACAAGTGGCACCTCAGGTAGCACCGCAGCCACAGGTGGAGCAGGCTCCGGTTCAGGAGGCCAATCCATGGCAGGAGGCGTTTCAGAGTCTCAGCGCGAGTTTGAGCGGAACGCAGACCTCCCAACCCCAGGCAGCTTACTCGACTCCGACCCCACAGGCTCCGGCACCACAAACCAGTTACCAGTCTCAGGAGGCGGTAGCGCCAACATACCAAGCCGCTCCATCAACTTCGGGGATGCAGACTTATCTGCCCCAAGCAACGCAGGCGTACTCCCAGACCCAGCAGCCACAGACGCAGTCCTCACAGAACGTAGCGAATCAAACAGGAAGCGACGCGTATCTAGGGAGCGTAAGTCAAGAAAGTCTTGAAGTTTTAAATCACTTCGGAGCAGAAGCACCAGCTTTACTAAATAGATATTCTTGCGTAGTTGAAGATGCTCTTCTTAAGCAGACTGAAACTGCAGCTAATGCTCTTAAGCAAGTTGAAAAACTAACAACTAATATTGCAGGAGCTAAAAGAGTTGTTGACGCTGCAGCAGAAGATAATGCTGCTTATCACACCATGTTGACTAATCCCGACATGTTGTCTTCTTACGTCAACGAATTCTTCGGTCCTCAAGGTCCTCATCCTGTTGAATTATCACAAGACAGATTAGCCGCAGAGGTAGCAGCTAATGAAGCACGCTTCGGACAAACTCAAGCTCCAGTAGCTCCAGTAGCTCCTACTCCAGCTCCAACTCCAGCTCCAGTAGCACAACAACAGCAGCCAGTTTCCCAGCCAGAGTTCAAGAGACCTCAACTAGACATGCCTCAGCCAGGAGTACAAGCTCCTACAGGCGGTACAGATTTCTGGTCTAACTTCTCAGCTTTAAGTGACAAGAACCCTCAGGCAGCATGGCAATTACTGAGCCAAGCAACACCTGATGCATTACGTAGCAAGGTTTTAGTATCTGAAGCTTAGAAAATAAGCACATATAGCCACTGCCATTAATATGGTGGTGGTTTTTTATGTTTCGAAATAATGAGTGATGTTAAATGGAAGCCTGAATACGAAGGACAATGGAATGAGATTTCATTGAAAAATATTCCTGTACTGAGCACGAAGTTATCTCAAGAAGTTATTGATCATCTATGGAAGGCAATAGAACAAGCTAAAAAAGATGCACTTGGTCATAATGATCAGCTAGCAGGGAATATTGGATCTAGCTTGATATTGAAAGATACTGGAGACGTTCTTTTACAAAATATTGATTCAGTCTTGTTCAACTACATCAACGAGTCTCTTAGTAATTCTCATGTCAATCGTAATTTTCTAACCAACCTCCAAGGAAAAAAACAAAAAATCAGATTAGATTGGTCTGGCTTATGGGTCAATTTTCAAAAGAAATATGAATTTAATCCTGTACATGAACACACAGGTGTTATTTCGTTTGTTATTTGGATGAGAATACCAACCTCTTACAAGGTCGAACATGCATTACCTCATGTTGCAAATAGTAATTGTCCCTCTGCTTCTAACTTCCAAATACAATATGTCAACGTTTTAGGGGAAATGAATAGTCATGACGTTTGCCTAGATAAAGAATCTGAAGGTATAGGGTTATTTTTCCCTTCCACTATGAGACATCAGGTTTACCCTTTCTACGGAAGCGATGAAGATAGAATCTCTATTTCAGGTAATTTGATGTACCGCCAGGTATAGAATTACATCTTGACGCAGTTATCTACTTTCTTACCACCTTTCATTTTCGTCCCAGCAAGCTTATATCCGTCCCAACAGGCTTTACCGTCTAACCCTTTCTTCTTTTGATGTCCTTGTGCTCGGGCCTTAGCTTCTTGTTGTTTGTTCATTTACCAACTCCAATTACAAGACCAGTACCCTGGTGTAGTTTTATCTTTCTTTTGGTCGCAGTTGTGGCGACTCTTAAAGTTAGCTCTTCGTTTCTTATCTCCGTGACCACTTTTGCCTTTTGAGCCTTCTTTGAAGTGCTGCATATTCGGATCACCGAAACGCACTATTTTGTCTTTTCCTCCATCTTTTACTAATACTGCAAATTTCTTTTTACCTCCTGGAGTCTTCTTAGGCTTGTTGTAGCCTTCGAAAACCTCTCCTGCGTATCTAATGGTCTTCGCCATAAATTAATAGCCTCCTCACTTTAAAATAGCGATATTGCAGATAGAGAAGAAGAGCTTATATAAATCATTAATACAGATAATGTGCCGAATTGCTAACATTAGGTCTGGGTATTCCCCTGCCTCAAACCGAGACCATGGGGCTAAGTCTCTCGTCATACAAGTTCACAAAATCGTACTATTACTTAAATGACTTCTTCTTCTTTAACAAGAAGCGGCAGTTTATTGAAAGGTTGGGACGAGTTCTGTGAGTGGACAACATCTACTAACAATCGTATTTACGTTGGTTGGTTCGGAGTCTTAATGGTTCCTTGTCTACTTGCCGCAGCAACTTGTTTCATCATTGCTTTCATAGCTGCCCCTCCCGTTGATATTGACGGGATCCGTGAGCCAGTCGCTGGCTCTTTCATGTATGGAAACAACATCATTTCAGGCGCCGTTGTACCGTCGTCAAATGCAATCGGTCTTCACTTCTACCCAATCTGGGAAGCTGCAACCATCGATGAATGGCTCTATAACGGAGGACCATATCAACTCGTTGTGTTCCACTTTCTCATCGGTATCTCAGCTTACATGGGACGCCAATGGGAACTTAGTTATCGACTAGGAATGCGCCCTTGGATCTGTGTTGCCTACTCTGCACCAGTATCTGCCGCGTTTGCTGTATTCCTCGTCTATCCTTTCGGACAAGGATCATTCAGTGACGGTATGCCTCTTGGCATTTCAGGCACGTTCAACTTTATGTTTGTCTTTCA